AAACAACACAGAATTATTCTCTTAATACAGATAAATTAGCAGCAATAATTTACAGAGGTAATGACAAATGTACAGAAACAAAAATCGCACCATATTCGGAATTCATCAATAAAGCCCATTCTTTAAAAGAAAAGGATAAAGATATAACGTTCATCGTACAGACAGATGAAAGAGAATTCCTAAAAGAATTTTGTTCTATATTTCCTGATACAATTTTTTTAAACGAATTACCATTAATAAACAAAAATACACAATCTGTGGTACATGATCATATACCTTTAGAACAAAGACCGTATTTTGGTGTAAAGGTATTTGGTATATTTAATATTTTATCAAAATGCAAATATATTATCACGCATTCCGGTAATTGCGGAATATGGACAGTACTTATGCGTGGTAATAGTGAGAATATTTTTCAATATCTTGACCCTCTCGAGCAAACTACAGCAACGCAACATTTATGGATTTAAAAACAGCAAAGATAATAGGTTGCGGACTTTCTGGCATTACAGCAGCTATTTTATTGAAAGAAAAGGGATACAACGTTACTATATATGAGCGTAGAAACCATATAGGTGGTAATTGTTATGATAGTAATGTCGCTGGTACTTTAGTACACAGTTACGGTCCTCATTATTTCCACACGAATGATGACGAGGTATTTCAATTTTTAAGTCGCTATACAGAATGGTTTGACTATAAATACAAACCAAAAGGCAATACAAAATTAGGTCTGCTTTCGCTCCCTTATAGTAAAAAAACAATTAAAGAAATAGGACGTGAATTAACGCAGGATGAGATAATTGACGTTATTTTTAAAGATTATTCTGAAAAGCAATGGGGAGTTCCTTTTGAACAGATACCTAAAGCTATTACAAATAGAATACCAAAGACAAAAGACGATGACGATCCATCGTGGTTTAAAGATGAAAAATATCAATGTATGCCAAAATATGGATACACAAAAATGATGGAAAATATGTTAAGTGGAATTTCTGTTCAGCTTGATATACAAGATAACTCCTGGAAGGAGATATTTACAAATATAACTATATATACCGGTAAGATCGATGAATATTTTAATTATCGTTACGGTAAGCTTCCCTACCGAACATTAATCTTCGAACATCTCTTCACAAAAGATAAAATGGATATTGCAGCTATTAATCAGAATACAGCTGATGTACCATACACACGAATATACGATCATAGCCATTGTATGTTTTTACATAACGGGCCAACTATTCTAACAAAAGAATATCCAAAGCAATGGGAGGAAGGTGACATACCATTCTATCCAATACCTTTCGGTAACGGTATCGAAATGTATAATAAATATAAGGAATTAGCTGATAATGAAGCTAATGTTATTTTTTTAGGTCGTTTGGCAACGTATACATATTTAGATATGTGGATGGCAGTTAAACAAGCAATATTAAAGCTCCGATCTATAACTTGATTATAACATTTTAGAATGTATAATAATTAGTATTATGGGTGAAATCACAAAAAACGATTATTTTGGTAAAACAATAATAGAAACTGTAAAAGAGTATAACCTTAAAAATATTCTTGAAATTGGATCATGGGATGGAACAGGTTCAACACAATGCTTTATTGAAGGCATGCAATCTCTAAAAGATCCGCAACTCACTTGTATTGAAGTAAAGAAAGATAGATACGACGACCTCGTAAGAAATGTATCACCATACCCATGGGTAAAATGTTATAATGAATCAACTATTTCTCTTAAAAGTTTTGTACATTCTTCCTTTGAAGAAGTTTGGAATAGTCGGTATAATCATATTCAATCTGAAAGAGAAGTTGTACAAACATGGTATAATGAAGACGTCGAAAGTATTAAAGATGTCAGTGCAGGTTTTTTGGAAAAGGATGATAAGTTTTACGACGGTATCTTAATTGATGGAAGTGAATTTTTTGGTTATAGTGAATTTTTACTTGTAAAAGATCGGTGTAATGTATTATTTTTAGATGATTACTATAGCGCTTTTAAGACACGTCAGGTAGCTGAAGAACTTAACAAAGACGAAAATTGGTTAGCTATTGCCGGTAACAGGCATACACGTAATGGTTTTGCTGTATTTAAACGTAACCATCTTGCTTAAGCAAAATTATATAATATACTAACCATATGATTATTGACGTACCTACTTACGACGGTGAACTTATTCATTCACGCTTTGCATACAAATATTTTCGTAAAAATACTTTACCTATTGGTAATATTGTAGCATTTAGAGCACCCATGAAAGTTGAAGCTGAGGGTATGATTGACAATGAAGATATTCTTAATGCTGATTATATTTACAGTGACGATGCAATTAATTTTTGTTGGGAAATTCCTAATTTAGATCCATTCGGTGCAGTATCATTTCAACGACTACTAAATACACAGATTGCAAATATTCTTAGCGCTAAATTTATCAAAGCTCCAATCGAAGTAGATGGTGATGATCTTATTGTACATAAGGAGCACACTCAGGGCGGCGTCACACAGATGAAGGGTAAATGTAGTGTGAGCATTACTTACTCAAAGAATGATGTAGCTCTTGGTCATACCGGTATTAATATTGAAGCTGGTAAAAAGGCACCAGCGTTTGCTTTTTCGACTAAGCTTAGCAATGAGGACGCAGAGCAATTTATGAAAGATGTTATTGAAACTTTTTATGCTATGGTAGAGGATATCTTTCTCGCTACTACTAAGGTCATTAGCTAATGACAATATTTGATTTTATTGGTGATATATTATTCTTTAAAAAGAATGATAAACTCACTACAGTAGATCAAGAGACCGAATTTCAGCCATACATTGTTAATCGCTGGCTGAGTATGTACTCACCGTTTACTGCTAAGCACTCCAATATATTGAACAAATACCTTGGTGTATTTGATAATAAAAAGGATCTCTATAGTTTGTTTCTCGCTGTTTTTCCAAAAGTACCATTTAAAAAGATAAATTACATAAAGAAAGTTAAAGAGAAAAAAGAAGAGCAAGATGAGAATATCAAGCCTCTTGCAAAAAATTTTGAACTTTCAGAAAGAGAAATTACTGAATATATTGCATTTTTAAACAAACAACCTAATTAAACGTATATGGTAGCTGATATTGACATGCTTGGTCCTCTCCCGAAAAGCTTAATTGACTTTTCTTCACTTCCAAAAAATTCATTTAATTCTGTATTTTTTGGTTATAATCTTAAACAAGTACTAGATGATATTCTTCTTTGTACATTTGTAGATGAATCTACAGATGGTACAAGTATTGTGCGTAATGGGTTGCATGTACCAGTTAATACTGATACAAAAGCTTGGCGAATTGGACAAGTAATTTTAGCTGGACCGAACGTACGCTATGCTAAAGTTGGTGACTATGTTTGTTTTCCAAACAACCTAGGTGTACCGGTAGCTAATCTCGATATTGAAGATTATGGTACCCTCAAGAGGGGTATTTTTCTTAACGAGCAGCGTATTTTTGGTATTTGCTCACAAAGAGCTGATGATAATGAAAGCGTCGCTTCCCACAATAAAAAGTCTACTCCTAAACAACGTCGTAGAGATTAAGTTTTTACGTAAACGACCTAAACCTGGTACACCCGATACCAGACGTATGTTGTGTACAAATTCCTTATCTTTACTTAATAGTACAGAAGGACGATTAGCATTAAATTATAGGCGCGCAATACAAATGCCTAAATTTGATCCAACTGCCAAAAACCTCGTCATAACCTGGGATATATTTATGCAAGATTATCGATGTATTAATATGGCAGCATGTGATCTAATACAAGTTATACCCGCTAATAAGGAATTTTGGACGTTCTTTAACAATAGATTGGTTGGTATGGATGCTGCACAAAAAATAAATTTCATGAATTCATGACACCTGTAGAAGACATTGAACAGCTTATTAAACCATTTCTTTTAAGGGATATTTCTATTACTGTAGATAATAAACCTCTTAAAAGCGGTAAGTTAATATTATTTTCGGTTAAAGATTTTTTCTGTGTCTTTACACTAACAACAACAGACCGTGGAAGTAAGCGATTTATCTATGAAATACCTTATCCGTATACAACAAATATTACATTAAGTAGTCTTGAATTCGATTATACGCTTAAAGAATTTTGTTTAAATAACGAGAATATTACTGCAGCAGTTAATAAGGTGCAATTAAATCGACCATCAAAGATCTTCAATAAAAAGGTTGTTGTAATAGCGAATTAATAAGCTATAATGACGTTGTGTCAAGATATATTGAATATTTCCCAGATGGCTTTACGCCATCCTCTGAGCAAGTCAAGATTGTTAACGATATTGAAAAAGCGTTTAGATCCAATAAAAAAATAGTTATATGTTGTGCACCGACTGGATCCGGTAAATCTTTTATAGCAAGAACGCTTGCTAATCTGAGCAATAAACCTACAGAGGAGTTTACAAGACTCATAGAAAGTTATGATGCATATAAAAAAGAGTTCGATGGTAGTTATTCACATGCATCTGAATGTCAGCAAGAACCACCTGCAGGCACGTTCGCTTTAACAATTACAAAAGCTCTTCAAGACCAATATTTTAATTTGTTTAATGATACGTCAGTTTTAAAAGGTAAGACGAATTATCAATGTGATTTAGATGACAATTTTGATACTGAATTAGCACCATGTACATTTGCACTCAAGATTAAAGATCAATGTTGGGCTGCAAACCGGTGTCATTATTATAACGCAAGAAATCGTGCATTACTTGCACCATTTGCTGCATTGAATTATAAGATGTTTCTTAATTTACCTGATCACTTAAAAAACAAAAATTTTATAGTATGTGACGAAGCATCAGAGCTTGAAGACGAACTCATACGTCAATATTCTGCAGAAATTGTCTACGAAAAGTTAGACGCTTATAATATTACTTACAAGACACTAATTACAGATAATCAGCAACGTGCTTTAAATTGGATAACCGAATTATCAGAGACTCTCAATATTGAAATAGAAGCTCTTGCACGTAAGGCTACGAGTAAAGACAATTATACCAATCTTACACAGAGCGAACAAATAAAATATGGTTATATTAAAAATCTGCATCGGTCGTTGACGTCACTAATTTCTTTATGGAATAAAGGAGAGCACGTAGTAGAAATTGACGCTAAGCATGTTGTAATAACACCACTAAAAGCTGATTTTCTCGCTGAAAATATTTTTAAATTTGCAGATAAAATTGTATTGTTGTCTGCTACTATTATTGACCATAAAAATTTTGCAAAATCTCTTGGTATAAAGGATTATGAATATATAGAAGTAGGTAGTAGTTTTGATCCAAAAAAATCACCGATATATGTTTGTTCAAAATATAAACTAAATCATAAGAATCTTAGAAATCAGCTTCCTTATATCTGTCAGTATATTAACCAGATTTTGGAAAATCATAAAAACGAAAAAGGTATTATACATACACATTCTTATGAAATAACAGAGTTTATACGTGAACACGTAAAAAATTCCAGATTACTCTTTCGCGATTCTAATACAACTAATGAAGATATATTAAAATTGCATGTTGAATCTACCGAATCAACAGTTTTAGTTTCACCTTCTATGGTATATGGAATTGATCTAAAGGATGATCTTGCACGTTTTCAAGTAATAATTAAGTTACCATTTCTACCACTCGGATCAAAGCGTATTAAACAGTTATTTGATATAGATAAAGATTGGTATGAGAATAAGATGTTGAATGCAGTTGTACAAGCATCTGGCCGCTCTACTAGAAGTAAGGATGATCATTCTACTACATATATACTAGATGGCAATTTTGTAAATGTTGCAACGAGATCAAAGAACAAGCTACCAAAACACTTTATCGAACGTATTCATTAATTAAATAATAATGAATGCAGGCACAGACGTATCACTTTGAAATAAAGGATTTAATAACGCAATTTGTTGCAGCTTTTGATGATATTATCATTAATAGATACGACAAAAATCGTGTACCGGTAAATCAAGTACAGGTTCGTTATGTTTACTCTCCAAAGCAGAGAGTGATGTATGATTTAGTCAATCTTGCGCAAAATATTACTGTACCGGTTGTTTCTATACACATTACATCTGTATCTCGTGATGTAAATCGTGTTTTTAATAAGCTAGATGGTTACTATTATTCAAAAGGAACGAGTGATATAACAGGACAACCAACTACC